CACAAACTACGCTAATGCAAATGCTAACGCCACAGACTCCGCATACGCTACTGGCACTGGAAATGCCACTGGATATAGTGGGCCTTTCTACAACTGTGGAACATGCTATCCAAGCTACCTGCGAGTTTTTAGGTCTGTAAGTAACGTAGTTACTACTGTTGTTAATCAGTTAATTGGTGAGACGGCTCCTCAGTCCATGAAGGTACTTACTTCTGGAATCCAAATTACTACAAAGTTGTATTCAGACCCATCTTTAGTTACTCAAATTGGTAGCGACATTGTGTATACGGCTACTGGAGCGGCTATCTCTCCTGCATATGGAATTACGGTTGTTCCAAGCAGCTACTCACAAAGCTACTCTGTTGGAGAAATTTCAATAGAAAAGAACTAGACTAAATTATCGGTATTTAAAAGGCCCACATGAAACTTATACGATTTGCAGCTAAAGCTAACCTTAGTAGCTGGGGAGTTCCTGCTCCTACTAAAAATGTCATACCCGAGTGGTATAAAAAATCTGAAAGCACTTACGTGCATAAAGATGACCCTAAACAAGAAGAGCACGCTGGTCTTAAAAAGTGTATGCCCTTTATGGACACGATGGTGTCAGGGTATGTTCTGACAACCCCCGTAGAGCTCTACGTAACTAAAGACGAAGACGGCAATCCTAGGGTTACATGGAATGGGCCTCCGGAGCTAAAAGCGTTTGTTGCCGAACGCCCTGCTGTTTTAGGGGCGACTATGCCTCGTCCTGCTGGGCACTACCCAAATCACATGGTATTCTCTGGATTCTGGGGGTGGAAGACTCCCCGTGGCTGGTCTACTTTAGTAGTGCACCCTTTAAACAGATACGACTTGCCTTTTACAATTTCTGCTGGAATTGTAGACAGCGACCAGTTTAACGCGTCGGGTAACATTCCATTTTTCCTTAGGGAGGGCTTCGAGGGAGTAATTCCAGAGGGCACTCCCTTTGCTCAAATTATCCCTATTAAGAGAGCCTCTTGGCTAATGGTTGATGACAGCACAGGAATGGCTGACGTTGAGATGATTCAAGGAGCTCTAGTTAGAGAGCCAGAAACTCTATACAAGCGTATTTTCTGGAAGCGTAAGGACTACCGATGAAGCCTAAGATTAAAAAGGATAGACCTGAAAAAAGAGTAGTTGTAAAAGTCTCTCCTAATAAAGTCCAAAAGCTAAGCACGTGGGACTTACTAAAAAGAGCCTTCTCTATTTGGCTAGACAAGATGTCTAGGCTTAAAAAGCCTGCCACAAATCCTCAGGGCATGATGCCCAACACAAACCTTTGGAAAGACATCACCTTTCTAGCGATTGTGGTTGACGACGAGGTTGTGGATGTAATGAGGGTCCAGCCTCGAATGGCGTCCATCCTGATGCACCAGCCTACTTTTGTAGAGTTCAACCCCGCTAAGGGAGAGCACCCTCAGATTGGAACAAAATACAAGGATGGAAAGTTGGTATTTCCAACTCCAGATATTTCTCCCAAGAAGTTTGACCTAGGAAAACAAGATGAAAATAACGGGTAAAAACATAACTTTTCACTCTGAGATGCCGCACTTAGACTTGTTGCGTCCGACACCTGCTTCGAGGGTGGTTCCTGACTGGTACCGACAGATGAACGGCGTAGAAGACCGCGTAGAAACTGTCAAAAAGTGCATTCCAGTACTGGACGCGTTTACTATCGGATACATGATTCCTTTGTCTGCAGACGTAATGTACGACCACGAGAGCAAGCAAATTATTAGCAACGCTGCTTTTAAAGTAAATAGCGACCACATGCCTGTCCAAACCAAAGACGTCCCTATACTGCCGGGGTTTGACCCTCAGCCACATAAATGGATGAACAGCTGGCACATCAAAACTCCTAAGGGCTATAGCACCCTTTTTATACACCCACTAAACCGTCAAGACTTACCGTTCTACTCTTTCTCTGGGGTTGTAGATACGGACACTCACCCTATGGTTATTAACTTCCCATTTGTAATACGGGAAGACTTTAAGGGAGTAATTCCTGCTGGTACCCCCATGATTCAAGCCATCCCATTTAAGCGAGATGAATGGGATAGCACAGTTATAGACACTGGTAAGCCATACACTTTTAACAGAGGATACGAAAACCAGAACGCACCGCTTGCGTGGTATAAGCGAGTATCGTGGAATAAGAAGGTGTTTAGATGACATTACCCACTATTTACGTGGCAATTGCGGCTCTAGATGATGAAGAGCTTGTACCTACTCTTAAAGACTTGTACAGCAAAGCTTCCGAGCCAAGCCGAGTCCACGTTGGCTTAGTGGTGCAGAGCACCTCCTCCCAGTGGTACAAAGACGTGTCTAAAGAGGCACAGTCTATTTCCCCTAACATACGTCACCGTTTTGTAAGGATAACCAGTAAGAACGCCCTAGAGGTACTGGGTGTGGGTCAGGGCAGAGAACTATCCCACAGCATGTACCAAGACGAAGACTACGTTCTGCAGATTGACTCTCATTCTATGTTCTTAGAAAATTGGGATGAGATTCTTATTGGTCTACTACACCTTGCAAAGAAGGCTACCGATAATAGCCACACTCTTCTCACTGCCTACGCTGGCAACTACTTCCTAGATGAGAACGGCAATAGGACGCTGGAGTTTCCTGAGGGCCTTAACCCTCACTACGGCTTTTACTACCCGCTGTATAGACCGTACGTCAGTAATGCTGGGTTGCCTTCTTGGGACACCGTTCCCTTGTCAAAGATATCGACTACTACCGACCGCTTTGTTCCTTCCCCTAAATTTAACGCAAACTTTGCCTTTGGCGACAAGAGGTTCGCAGAGACCTTGGGCCTAGATTCCTCCGTCATCTTCTTTGAAGAAGAGATAGTGCAAAGCGTTAACTTGATGGGCTCTGGCTGGTCACTGGTGTTCCCTAACGTTACTGAGGCTGTGGTTAAGCACCTATACGTAGCAGAAGGCCAGATGAGTGCATCTCGACGAAAAGCTGCTGCTAGCTATCTCTCTGAAGAAGACGCCATAAAGATGCAGGAAAAGATGCAGGGCAACTACCGCGCTTTCTTGAATAATGATGTTATACGCGTTCCTAAATCCGACTATGAGGCGTACGCAAACGTAAGCCTTAAATACGGAAGACAAACTCCAGAAACAATCTACCCAAGTACTTGGACGCTACAATCGCCTAAGTCTGACTGTAAGGACACTGAAGTGCACGACCACGCTGACGAACCAACCCCTGCGCCACAAGAGCCGAAGAAGGCTAGGCCATGGGACATGATAGACCCTCGCATTGGCAGAGTGGATGAGAAGGTCAAACAACTTCGAATGGACTTCTGCTACAACTGTGAGTTCTTCATTTCTCTGACTCAGCAGTGCAAGAAGTGTGGCTGTCATATGCCTTGGAAGACCTCTCTTCCACACGCAGAGTGCCCGGTAGGAAAGTGGAGTGCGGTACCTGATGAGTCTTCAGCCCAATAACCTAACGATTATTCAGGGCGATGCAACAAAGCTAGATATCCCTTCTAACTCTGTTGATTTAATAATTACTCATCCTCCCTACATCTCTACAGATGTCAGGCGTTATGGAGGGCAGTCGTCTCTGCAGATAAATATGAGTAATAACGAAAAGAAGATGTTAAAGCTTTACCTAAAAGCTGTTAAAGAGATGTATCGAGTCCTTAAGCCGTCTGGAAGTTTAGTAATGGCTAACTCTTCTAGAAACGGGTTTGACATGAAGCTGGCTGCAGAAGTTCTCTTGTCAACAGACTTTAACTTAGCCGGAACATTTGTGCAGTCTGACCCTGAGCAGGGCACCTTTAGAGGAGAGCGGATTCAGACAGAGTCAGTAACTATGTGGCATCACTTTGCAAAAAGCACAGAGATGTACTACGACCACATGGAAGTAAAGCGCTACTCTAACCCTGTCTGGGAACTACCGTTTAATAATCTTAAAGACCCCATAGACACTGCCTTAAATAAAGAAGGATTTCACGTTCTAGACGTTATGAACAAAGAAGTGGTGTCTAGGTGTATAAAGATGTTTTCTAAGACTAATCACGTAGTTCTAGACCCATTCGGCGGTTCTGCACTTGTAGCTGTGACTGCGGCTCAACTGGGTAGAGTGGGCATCTCAAACGACATCTCTGAAACTCAAGTCCAAGCGGCTAACCGACGAGCGGAGCTAACCCTATGAAAGTAGCTGTCTACACAATCGCTTTGAATGAAGAGCAGTTTGTAAAACGGTGGTATGAGTCTGCTAAGGATGCTGACTACCTACTGATTGCGGACACGGGGTCTACAGACAGCACAGCTAGATTGGCTCAGCGTCTTGGAGTCAACGTTATCTCTATTTCGATTTCTCCATGGCGGTTTGAGGACGCAAGAAACGCTGCACTAGCATCGCTACCTGCCGACATTGACTACTGCATAGCTCTTGATATGGATGAGGTGCTGCTCCCAAATTGGAGAGCTGGCTTAGAAGAAGCCTTATCAAATGGAGTTACAAGACCTAGGTACACATACACGTGGTCGTGGAAGGAAGACGGCGCTCCGGGACTTCAATATGGCGGAGATAAGATTCATACTAGAAAGAACTACCGCTGGAAGCATCCTGTTCACGAGGTCCTTAGTGTGTACGGAATCCCAGAAGTGCAAAGCTGGGTAGATTTAGAGATACATCATTATCCAGACAACACAAAACCACGAAGCCAGTACCTGCCTCTACTTAAGTTGTCTGTAGAAGAAGACCCTTCAGATGACCGAAACGCCTTCTACTATGCTAGAGAGCTGTTCTTCTACAACCAGTATCATGAAGCTGCTGAAGAGTTTAAGCGCCATCTCTCCTTGCCTAGAGCTACGTGGGCTCCAGAACGTGCCGCTTCGATGCGGTATCTAGCAAAGATAGAGCCAGATAGTCGAGCAGACTGGCTTATTAAAGCACACGCTGAGTCTTCTAATAGACGTGAGGCGCTAGTGGAGTTAGCTCAACACTTCTACCATCTAAAGGAGTGGTCGAGTTGCCTGACTTACGCTCAGAAAGCCTTGGCCATAGAAGAAAAGCCACTGGACTATCTTTGTGAAGAGTTTGCTTGGGGGTCTCTGCCATATGACCTAGCTGCTATCGCTAGTTACTGGTTAGAGGACGTAGAGAAAGCGTTAGAGTACGGGCTACAAGCAGCTCAACTTGAGCCTAGCAATCAACGACTGCAAAACAATCTAGCGTTCTACCAAGCAGGTCGTTAAGGCTGTATTTATAGCCACATTGCGAGAAACTATAGGTAGTATTCACGGAGGTTTCTTTTGCCCGGTTCTATTAAAGTTAGCGGTTCTCAGAGGACCGTGGCTTCTCCGTACGTCAAGGTCTCTGGCTCTTGGAGACAAGTTGCTGCGGGCTACATTAAGGTAGCTGGCTCTTGGAGAGTCTGGCACTCTGCCGATATTTCCGACGACTTCAATAGAACTAACAGCTCTACGCTAGGCACTGCCAGCAACGGAATTGCGCAGTGGACAACTCTTAAAGGTTCGTGGGGAGTCGAATCTTCGCAAGCAAGCAGCACTACCCTTGCAACGAGTGGTGCTTTGGCAACCACTCCTCTTATTAAGCCTGTTCCAAACTACGACATAACACTAGACATCCCAAGCGGTGCGGGTGTTGGCGCGGCATTCTGGGTAACTGACCAAGACAACTGGTGGGCAGCCATTACTTATCAGACTACTTCTACTACGTATTCTTGCCCTAATGGAGGAACTCGGAACGGCACTACGTGTAATACCCTTAGTGGATATCCGGCTTCAACTGGTTACACACAGACTTACTGCGGGGAACCGTCACGACCAACAACGCAGTACTACGTTGAAGAGACAAGGTACGGCTATGAGCCAATTGGTATTGGTTGTGGGTCGCAGTGTACAACCTTTGGTGGGTACTGCATCGACGGCACATGTAAAGAACCGAGCGTATACATCTATTGTACTAGCACCCCGACTGGCAGTGCTACGTCCTGCTCGGAGCAAACTGGCGGAGGCTGCTCCGGTGGATGCAGTCTTGCTGGTGACGGTAGCTGTTACTCCTATTCTAGCTATTACTACTGCCCAAACGGTGGCAGCCTAGAAGGAAGCACTTGTTTTGTCACTAGCTCTTACGAGGCTACTGCTACCACTACAACAAGTTACAGCGTCCGTCTAATTAGGGCGGTAAGTGGAACTGTTTCTACCGTTCAAACCGTGAGCACTTCTGGGCCTACAAAGAGCCTTAAGATAGTTACCACTAACAATGCTATAAATGTCAAGGCATACGCTGTAGAAGGTCAAGTAGGCGCTGCTACAGAGCTTAACTACACTGCAACTTCCCCGACTATTACAGGCAACTTGGGTATAATTAAGACAGTCGCAGTAACCTCAGGCTCTGCCAGTGCAAATCAAACAAACATCGTAGATAACTTTGGAGCACGCTAATGGAAAAACTACCTTTAACTATTAAAGACCCAGTACAACGGTATGACATCTGCAAAGAATGCCCGAGATTTTTTGCCCCTACCCGTCAATGTGCGGAGTGCTTTTGCACTATGAACGCAAAAGTAAAAATTGAAGACGCAACCTGCCCTCTAGGAAAGTGGTAACAATATGGACTACAAATTTATGCACACAGCTAACGGACCTGCGGTTGTTTCTGAAGATGAAGTTGTTTTCTTTAATCAGTCTATAGCTTTGTTGGACTACGCAGACGCTGACCCTGACTTTGTGGCTAAGGCGAAAGCATTCCTTGCAGAAGAGATAGTAGGAATGGCACAGCTCCTCGCTAACAGCCTCACTGCTCCTACCGTGGGTGTCGAGTACGGAATGGCCCTTCCAACATACGTCACAGCTATTTACCACATTAACAACTTTGAACAGTTCTTACGTCAGCAAGTGAGGTAACCATGAGAGGCTCTAAGCTCCAAGGACGCTTTGATATTAACCATGAAGCCGAAGCTATGTACGAGGCTATGGCTGAGGAGCTTGGCGAAAAAGTCGGTATTGACGTGGACTGGTTCCGCTGGCAAGACTGGTACCTAGAAGACCCAGACAATAACGTCGTAGATGACATCTATGATGTGTCTAGCGGCGTATCTGGCGGAGGTCGCCGTTGGATGGCCCCGTTCAAACTCAGAACTGTTATGGCCCAAATTACTCGTGGTGGAAACATCCCTAACGAACGCGGTTTCTACACCAGCGATACTCTGCGACTAGTTATTAACGCAGATGACATTCGCCGTAAGCTCCCTGAGATTCTTCGTAATGAGCCTAACCAATTTATTAAAGACCGTATTCTATACCGCGGGCAGGTATTCAGCCCTACTCGCATTAACCCACGTGGCCACTTTGGGTTCCGCTGGGCAGTAGTAACCATTGACTGCAATGAAGTTAATGCTGAAGAGCTAGTCAATGACCCGCAGTTCCTTAAATACGCACAAAAACCTAACCCTGACCTACGAACGCTGTTGGAGGACTAATGGCTGAAGAACGCAAAACTATTCGCAAAACCCGTGTGGCTGCTCGTGTGGGCAAAAACCCAACGGGGAGCGTAGAAACTACCCTAGACAGCACTAAATACCGTGGTGGTGGTGCAAAACCAAAGGCTCGTAAAGGCGGTACTATCCGTAAGCCTTCGGCAAAGATTCGTTACTCTAAGACTCACAAGACAGACTAATGGCTGAGAAAAAGAAGACTACTAAGTCCAAGGTAAACGAGGCTGGTAACTACACCAAGCCCGAAATGCGCAAAGCTTTGTTTAATAAGATTAAGGCTGGTACTAAAGGTGGCGACCCCGGTGAGTGGTCGGCTCGTAAAGCTCAGCTCCTAGCTTCTGAGTACAAGAAGAAGGGTGGAGGCTACAAGTAATGGCCCTCGCTAAGTCTCAGAAGTCCCTTAAGAAGTGGACTAAAGAAGAGTGGACAACCCACGATGGCTCAGAGTCCAAAGGAAAGAAGCGCTACTTGCCAAAGAAGGCATGGAACGAGCTCACTCCTGCTGAAAAGGCTGCAACAAACAAAGCAAAAGCTACAGGCAATAAAAAAGGCAAGCAGTTTGTAGCACAACCAAAAAAGATTGCTAAGAAAACAGCAAAACATAGATAGGAATGCAAATGGCTGAACACAAGAAGCCACACGGCAAGAAGAAGGACCCACGCCTAGAGCGTGCAGGTGTGTCTGGCTATAACAAGCCTAAGGCTACTCCGGGAGCTAAGAAGTCCCACGTTGTTGTCGCTAAAGAAGGCGACCAGATTAAGACTATCCGCTTCGGTGAGCAAGGTGCTGAGACCGCTGGTAAACCTAAAGCAGGCGAATCTGAGCGTATGAAGGCTAAGCGCAAGAGCTTTAAGGCTCGTCACGCTAAGAACATCGCTAAGGGAAAGATGTCTGCAGCATACTGGGCCGACAAGGTTAAGTGGTAATAGTGGCTAGAGTGACTGCTGGTGGCTTAAAGCACAAAATCACCAAGAAAAAGGTTGACCGAGGTGCGGGGGATAAAGGCGACATTATTGTCCAACAAACTGGTAAAAATGGCAAAGCTCAAAGAATGAACCTAACCAATCTTGCAGGCTCAAAGACAGTAAAGCAGGGCGTCAAAGAGACAAAGGCGTACCACAAGAAGCACCCAGAGATTAGCAAAGAAGGTCGCAGAAAGTAATGGCTGAGAAAAAGAAGTTTGGACCATACAAAGGCTCGAAAGAGAACGGTGGTAGACCTATTTACGTCTACAAGGAAAAGGTAGATGGTAAGTGGGTTACAACTTCTAAGAACAAGGCTCGTGCTGACTACGAGTCTGAGAATGGCAAGATTAAGAGCAAGAAAAAGACTGTTGACCACAAGAATAACAACCACAGTGATGACCGTAAGGGTAACCTTCAACTGATGGATAAAGGTAAGAATACCGCCAAAGAAAACAAACGTAGAGTAGGAAAGAAATAATGGCAACTAAAGATTACATGAAGGGCAAGTACACCGAGGCTAAGGACAAGAAGAAGGATGCCGCTATGACTAAGGGCATGTCCGCTTCTCAAAAGAAGAAGTTTGAGGCCATGGATAAGAAGCACGCCAAGCCAAAGACTATGAAGGACGATGCCGCTTCGGATAAGAAGATTATCAGCAAGATAAAGAGCGACAAGAAGAAGTAATGGCTAGACCAAGTAAAAAGGTAGAAGGTCTTGACCCTAAGAAGCCTTCTTACGAGAAACACCCAGAGATGAAGCGCAACCAGAAGCTGTCCGATAGAATGAAGAACTCTAAAGGCAAGATGAAGGGCAATAAGTAATGTGCGGATGTCAAAACTGCGGTTGCGGTAAAAAGGATGATAAGCTACCTAACTAGTACCCCCGACAAGGAGCTAGCGTGGCTATAAGACACTCCCTCACCAACATCAATGAAGATGCCTTGGTGGGGGATTGCTCTGTTTGTGGCACTGCTGTTCGGATTAAGAAGTCTCATAATAAGCGTAAAGACGAGACAAAGACTTATTACCGCTGTTATAGAAAGTACATCACCACTAAAACTCACATTGAACGCCCTTGGGTGGCCCACAAAAAAGACTACTGTGAGAGGTGCGGGTTCTTACCTGAGGACGACTGCCAGCTAACCGTTGACCATATTGATGGTAATAAATACAACAACGAGATTAACAACTGGATGACCATGTGCCACAACTGTCATGCGCTTAAAACGTTGCGCAATAAAGACAACTCTAATAGGTATAGTTCACCCAGCCAAAACAGCTAATTTTCCCTATCCTAATAGGGCAGGTATCCGTGCGGAGCCTGCCTAGCTTTGCGGCTAGACCTGCGCCTGAAAAGGATTCTGCTATGCGTGACTTTAAGCCTTGGTGGGAAAAAGTTGCGGACTATAACGACCCTGACCAACAGGAGTTCCTGCGTGGAGCTTACCAAGGAATGGTTACCTACCGTCCGCCACAACCCAGTGCCTACCTTATTGGGCTAAGTGCAGGTTATAACAACCGCAAGTTCGCAAACCCAGACTCGTGGACAGGCCGCCCGAATGACAATCTCATTTGAAAATAGACTGCACAATGCGTCTAGAAAAGCCGCACAAGCTCTAACTAGAGACCTCCGTGATTACCTAGTTTCTTTGGGCTGGCCGCCACAGGCGGCTTCAGCTGTGTCAATCGACTACGAAATGAATGACTTTAAAGTCGACATTTCTGGTCAGTACGCCGATGACGCCAACCGTTTTGAATATGGCAACGAAGCTATTCGTCCAACTGCGGCTATTAGAAAATTCTTTAATAGAGGCGAAAACATCCACGATAGATACTTTTCTTTAGTTGAGAAAGAGTTGGGTGAGCTCGTATGACTTTCTTACTTTCTGAAGATGGCGCTCTTCGCAATCTGCTTAGAGGCATCGATGTTACTGACCAAAAGTCAGCTCAAGAAAGCACTACCCGTGAGGTAGGTGTTTGGTTTGGTGTTCCTGACCAAGAGATTCGTTCTCAGTCTTACCCCTATATTACAATTGATATGATTGACATTGTTAGGGATACACAACGAGAGCACCGCGGCTTAGTTTCTGCAAATTACCTTAAGCCCAGTAACTGGGGCAACAATGTCGGCTTTCAGACTGAGCTCCCTATTCCTGTGAACATTGACTATCAAATCACTACTTACTCGCGTCACCCTAGACATGACCGAGAGATTATTTCTCAGCTTCTTCAAACTAAATTACCCATTAGATTTGGCGTCTTAGAAACAGACGACAATACGGTACGTCGCCTTGATGTGCTGGACGTAACAAAACGAGACAGTGTAGAAGGTGGTAAGCGTCTCTTTATGAACGCTATCACCGTCCGAGTATCGAGCGAGATTTCTCAGCCGCTGTACAACCGTGCTCTATACCGAGTCACCAGCGTACACATGGACGAGCTTAACTCTGACGATGCAGGTCCACGTCCCGGTTCCGCCTACTATGACTCTATTGAACCGTTCACAATAACAGAATAATTTGTTCCCCCTGATTACCCACTTATTTAAGGAGAAAAAATGACGTATAGTCGTCCGGGCGTCTACATCACTGAGCGCCTACTTCCTGCTCCGATTGCGTCCACCGCTACTGCAGATGCTGCTGGTGCTGTGTTGGCTCAATTCGCGCAGGGCCCAGAAACCCCTACTCTAGTTACCTCTTGGTATGAGTTTGTAAACCAATTTGGTGGATACGAGTCTGCGTACCCAGCAACCTTTTCGGTGGCTTCGTACTTCCAGAATGGTGGAGGCGAGCTAATTGTTAAGCGTGTTTTGCCAAGCGATGCTGATGCTGCGTCTGTGGTAATTCCTACTGCTGTTGGTTCTACCACCATCACCACTGTCACCTCGTTGAGCCGAGGTAGCGACTCAAACAACCTTCGAGTACAGGTGTCTGCTGCTGCTCAGTCTGGTTACTACAACCTAATTGTTTACAAGGAGCGCGTGGCAGGTACTGCAAGCAACGTAGCTAACGACGAAATCTTAGAGCGTTTTCTGAATATTAACTTCAGCACTCCTAGCTCACCTGACTTCATCGACAGTGTTGTAAACACTAGCTCAAAGGTCATTAAGACTGTCACTACTTCAAACAGCGGCGCTCCTTCTACGGCTGTACTGCCTTTGACTGGCGCTGATAACGGAACTGCACCAGCTGCTTCTGCCTATGTTGCAGCTGTTGCCGACTTTAGTCAGCTAAACAGACCTCTAGTTCTATTTGCGCCAGATGCAATCCCACTTCTAGGTGCCGTTAACGGTGCGACCGCTATTAATGGAGCAATTGCTTGGGCAGAGAGCAACTCTAGCTTTGTAGTTGCTGATACCAACCCAGACCAGACTGTGGCACAAGCGATTTCTTTTGCAACTTCGTTGACCGATAGTGCTAACGTCGCTGTGTACTACCCAAACATCTACGTCGGAGACCCACTAGGACGCAGCCCTCAAGCGTTGCGTAAGATTGGTCCAGCGGGAGCTGTTGCTGGATTGTACATCGATACCGACAAGCAGTACGGTCCGTTCAAGGCTCCTGCTGGTATCCGTGCAAGCATTCGTGGTGCAGTTGCTCTTGAAAAGGCGTTTACCTCTGCAGAGCTAGATACTCTAAACACTGGTGTAAGCCCTGTTAACGCACTTCGCAACCTTCCGGGTGCAGGTGTGGTGGCTATGGGTGCACGTACCCTCCTTCAAGACGGCACTGCTAACAAGTATGTAAACATGCGCCGTAGCTTGAACTACATCCGTAAGCAGCTAGAGGGCCTAACGGAGTTTGCACTGTTCGAGAACAATGACGAGGCTCTATGGGCACGTCTTCGCTCTTCAATTGCTGTCTTCTTGGGTGACTACAGAAACGCTGGCGGTCTTCGTGGTGCAAACGAAGCCGACGCTTTCTTTATCAAGGTTGACTCGGAGAACAACCCACAGTCCACTATTGAGCAGGGTGAAGTTCACATCGAAGTTGGTGTGGCTTTGCAGTACCCAGCTGAGTTTGTGGTCATTAACCTAAGCCAAAAGACTGCTGCCTAACCGAAGGAAGATAAACAATGCCAACAGTAATTAACAACAGGTCAAGTCTTACGACTGACCCAATCAGAAATTTTAGATTTCTGGTTGATTTTATTCCTCACGACACCAAGGCCACTTGGAAGGACCCAATCACCATGGGCTTCACTTCCGTGTCCGGCTTGTCTGTGACTACCGACTCTATCCCTTACCGTGAGGGTGGTTACAACACCACTGTTCACCAGATTCCGGGACAGACTACCTTCTCCCCTATCACCCTACAGCGTGGAGTTATTCTAAACACCAAGCAGAACTGGGAGTGGATGCGTCAGCTATTCGCTACCGTTCAGGGTGGTTCAAAGAATGTACAAGGCGCAAGCTTCCGTGCCGACCTAGATATTCGTGTGCTATCGCACCCGATTCCGGGGTCTGCCGGTGGCACTAACGCAGGTGTAGGCGTAGCAGGTGACGACCACGTTGCAATGCGCTTTAAGGTCTACAACGCATGGATTACTTCCGTAGCGTACTCTGACCTTAACGCAGGTGACAACGCAATCTTCGTTGAGCAGGCAACTCTTGTTCACGAAGGCTTTGACGTCAACTGGGCTACTAACCTAACCACCTCAGCAGCACCTTTTAACTAAATATTAAACACAGGAGTATAAAACGTGGCAACAAATTCTCTAAATGCAGCAGAAAACCCAGCACTAGCTAATCAACTAGTTCAAAAGATGTCGCAGGAAACTGCGCCAGAAAAAGAACTCGCATTGGTTACTCCTCCTTCTGAAACCGCAGTGACTCTCCCCGGTGGATTCCTAACTCCACTCGGGGAGGTTACTCGGGAAGCAGAAGTTCGGGAACTTAACGGACGAGATGAAGAGGCTATCTCTAAAGCAAACACTCTAGGTAAAGTACTACATACTATTTTATCTCGTGGCGTGGTGAGCATTGGTGACCAGCCTGCTTCTGAGGACATCCTTGACCAGATGTTTGCAGGAGACCGAGATGCCCTACTACTGGGCATCTATAAGGCCACCTTTGGTTCAACGGCTGACCTCACTGCATTTTGTTCTGGATGTAAGGACTACAAGACCCTTCAAATCGACATTGATGATGACATCAAAGTCAAGAAGCTTACTGACCCGATTAGTGACCGCAGGTTTACTGTAACGACTAAAAAGCATGATTACACGGTAGTTCTGCCTTCAGGAAAAGTTCAAAAGGAACTGACTATGAATGCAGACAAGACTATTTCAGAATTAACGACCGTTCTTTTAGAAGGAACTGTTATTGAAATTGATGGAAGCGGAGTAATCAGCCGCAATCAGATTCAAAACATCGGAGTAGCGGACCGTAGAGAAATTGCAAAGGCTCTAGATAAAAGAGCATTTGGCCCAGTATTAGATGAGGTTAAGGCTGCCTGCCCAGAATGCAGCGGAGAGGTGGTCGCTCCGGTTAACATCGGGACTTTGTTTCGATTCTAGCCGAGTTGACTACACATGGTTACTTCGAGAATGGTCGTTTATTGGAGACGTCCATCCGGGGTGGACCTTAGACGAGCTCAAGGAAATGACTCCAAGAGAACGAAAGAATTGGATTGAATTGGCTAAAGAGCAAGGCAAGGTTGTGAGGACATAATGGCTTTTAATGAATCCCTCGCAAGTGGCGTAAATAAACTTGAGTCACAAGTACTCAAGCTCATCAAAATGGTGGGTACTGTCAAGGGTGGCGTTGGTACTGCTGTTGGCTCAGGTACTGGTGGTAATTTTCTTCAAGGTTCTTTAGCTAACGTAGCCACTGCTGCAACGAACGCTGGGGTGACTTCTGGCGACGTTTCTGGAGTAGCGGGTGGCTTTGGGAAGGTTGCTTCTGGCATTGGGCAGTACTATCAGGGCATGGGGCAAGTCATGCCTGATGTTCAAGCCACGGTTCAACGAGCAGGAACGTTCTATAACGCAACTATTCGTGCCGGAGTAGGCATGACTCGTGGGCAAATGCAACAAGCTACTCTTCAAGGTTTGCGTGGCGGGCTTACCTCCCCGGGTTCCGATGCTAATGTCGCAAATTACCTTGCTAATCGAGGAATGGCGGCCAATACTTCGTATAACAGCACCTACCAACAAACAATCAGAGGTGTAGGCAGCGCTGCGAAGTACTTGAACATGGGTAACGAGCAGGCCACTGCTGCTATTGAAGGCCTCACTTCTGGACAAGGGTCGGGCAACTTTTTGAATCGGTACGGCGTCCTGACTTCGGATATGGCGACTGGTAAAGAAAAAACTCAAGGCCAAATATTTAATGAGGTTGCAAACAAGCTTAGTATGGGGAATGCTACTGAAGAAGAAGTTCTTGACTCGCTTCGTAGAGGTAACCTTGGAGTAGAACTTGCTAACAGCGGAATGACCGCAGACCAGCAGGCTATGTTTTCTCAGTTTATGATTGAACGTGCTCGGGGTAACAACATGGACTTGTCTGACCCTGAAGCTATGGCGAAGATGATGGATAAAGCCAAGGAAGAGGGTAATGAAAACCCTTTTCTTCCGGGCTATGACCTTAACACTGCCAAGACTGACGCTATGGGTGGAGCTGAAGGCCAGTACATTGCAGGAATTAAAGCAGCTACTAAGGCCCTAGAAGGACTAGCAAAAGCTGGTGGGGCAGCAGCCTCACTATACGGCGCACCTTTCGCAGCTGGAAGCATGTTCTCCTCTGACGCTCTCGGTCAAGGAGCCATGAACATGATTGGTGGAATTGGTAACGTAATTTCCGGCGTAGGGCAGGCTGCACTTTCACTAATAGGTCTTGGTGGAGACAACACTGTGGGCAATGCCTCTGCAAGTGGCGGTCGCAAGGGCGCTCCTGTAGGAGGCGACTCAGCCACATCGTCTAACGCAAGTGCTGGCGGGGACTCTTCTTCTCAAGGAGCATTTAAACTAGTCCATCCTGTAAACCCTGCAAAGATTACCGCAAGATTTGGTCAGAAGACAAGCTCGTACACTCCGGGAAAGATTGTTTGGCCTAATGGCCACAAGGGTGTGGATTACGAAGCAAAAGCTGGGCAAACTGTCTACGCTGCTGCGGGAGGAACCGTGCTCTCGACAAGTGGCGGCGGAGAACTAGGAAACTATGCTCTGATTGACCACGGCAATGGCTACTTTACTTTTTACTGTCACTTAACTTCTGTAACAGCGTCTGGCACTGTTAAGACAGGACAACCAGTAGGAACAGCAGGAAATACTGGTACCAAGTCGTCTGGTGTGCACCTTCACTTTGCGTTATCCAAGAGCCGTAGCACTGCAGACGCGATTGACCCAGAGCCATTTCTTTCTGGAGCCGCGTCTTCTGTGCCAGCGTCAAACCCTGACCAATCGTCTTCTGGCTCAGGAGATGTCTCTGGTTCCTCAAGCTCTTCTTCGTCTTCAGTAGAGTCCTCCTCTGCAGGGGCTTCCAGTAGCGGGGCTCCTCTTTTAACCACAGGTGTAAGTGGCTACTCGGCGGCACCAAGTGCCTCTGGTGCTTCTTCTGTAGAAGGTGTTGCTCCTTGGACGGGGGGCAGTGCTGCTAGCGGAGCTACAAGCGCAACTAGTACCGCAGGAACTGCCGGAGCTGGAGAAGGTGGTGACGGCTATACAGGAGGTAACTCTGACGGCTACTTATCCGCAACTGGAGGGTCTAATGCTGCTACGTTATCTCAGCGGAAAGCTCGTGGGGGCAACACAAACAATGTAACTATTAATTTGACTGTTGCCAGTGCCAGCGATGATGAAGCTAGAAGATTTGCAGTAATGGTAAAACGAACTCTCGAAGAGGAGTCAATGATGATGAAGATGGCGAGGGCCTAATGACTGCATATGAAAGCGCTGCTGGAGGATTGCTTGGTCCAAGAAACACTCCCCGAAATACTATTGCTCCGTATCAAGCTTTAAAGAACCCGTTTAAACTGATTACAAATGCAGGTATTTCTAAAGAAGCGTACTTTAGAAGCCAAAGTATGCAAACTGGTGGATTTAATATTGGGAATCAGAGTGGATTAAATGGGCGTAATGGCTTATGGAGAATCCTGCAAACAGATTCTGCTGGTAATACCCCTGCGTCAATAGACTCCGCAACTGCTCTGTGGTCAAAATCGCAAGCATATAAAGGTGTAATTTCTGCGTCTGTCCACAAAGAAGCTATGCCAGCAACAGACGACAAAGACGCAGCCAAGACAGTGCCTTTGCCATCGCCAGAAAGTTTTGACAACGTTAACTACGGGTTCCAATTTCACTACAATCCGGGGTCTCTATCTATGGCATATGGCGGTCCTCAGCCAGTAGACGTTTCTCTTATGGCTAGTGGTCGTGAGAAGTTCTTAACATTTGGCTCGGCTTCTGGGTCTGGAACAATAGGTATTCAGCTTATCCTTAACCGTATTAATGACATGAAATACTTTGACCCAGCTACGGGAAGATTAAAGGCTGGAGTAAGTCCAAATGTTTTTTCAGGACGACCCCCTAGTACTCAAGAGCTTAGTGACATCTATAACAGGGGCACCATGTACGACATGGAGTTTTTGTTTAGAACTCTTTTGGGTTACGCTTACGAAAGCTTCCTTGGTAGAGGAATGAGCTGGGATAAGAAGACTGCCGACTTAGGTTGGCTAGGTGGTAAGCCCGTAGAAATTCACTTAGGAAAATCTCTCAGGTACTTAGGTCGTGTAGTAAGTCTAGACATTACTCACGTTCTATTTACTGAACGAATGGTGCCCACGTTTAGCGAAGTATCCATTGGAATCCAGCGCATTCCTGACTTAACAGCATCCTTGACTCCTACTGCAAGTACCTCTACTTCAGCTCCAACCTCCAAAGTAGAGTACACAAATGGAATTGCAAACTCGGTATTCACTAATGAATTTGGACAAACAGTAACCAAACCAATTTTTGATGGAACGTTCGGATAAGAGGAAACATGATTTATACAGACAGCAGATATGCTAATAGTTCTTTTTCAAAGACCTATAGCGCTAAGCGTGAGACATACAATCTCTCGGTTATGCGAACGTTTCCTACTGACCAATCAAACTTTTACTATTATAGCTGGCGAGAGCGTGACCGAATTGAAAACGTTGCTGCAAGGCTTTTGGGTGATGCCAATCAGTGGTGGCGAATAATGGACTACAACCCAGAGCTTATAGACCCAGTTAACATCCCTGTAGGTTCTACGATTAGGATTCCATCAAGTGAATAGCTTTAAGTACCGTAGAAGTACATTCTATAAGGTTACTTTTCCTACTGCGCCTTCTTTGAAGGCAGCGCCTACTTCTGTAGAGCTAAAGCAAGAAAAGGGTTCACACGACATTTTAACTCTTAAGTTTAAGCGCCCTAGCGCGTTTTGGTTTCAGGTGTTAAAAACTGGAACTCCTGTGGTTTTCAATTGGAATCAAAATGGGATAGTAAACGCATGGGCTGGGTATGTTAACGTCGTTTCTAAACAAACTGCAAGCCAAGTTGAGCAAGAGTTCAAAATAGTATGCGTGGGAACAAGCTACGTGCTAAAGACAAAGAGTCAACGCGTATTTAAAAACACCACGATTACTGAAGCGGTTGAAGTAATTGCCAAAGAGTTTAACTTTAGATTTGTTGGGGTGCCCACTTCTCGTAGATTTGAAACTTTAGCTATTGCGGGCCAAAGCTACTGGGAGTGGTTGCAACAGCAAGCTAGCCGTATTGGGTACACGTGCATGGTTAAAAACGGAACTTTATACTTCACTCCAGTAGATAACTTAATTACTAGGTTTATATCTAATTCCTCAGTTTTAGCAGCAGAGCCTGTAGCTACGCCTAGTGACGGAAAAGTTTTTGATAGAACTTTGGATTCTTTTACTGTACTAAATAGCGATTATTTAGACCACAACTTGTTGCCCCAACGTACGGCAAGAGTAACTTCAGGGGTTAATCCTGTTACTGGGCAAGTTTTTGGAGCAAGCTCATCGCCAAATAGACATGGCACGGCATTGCGCCAAAAAGAAACTCCTACTTTATTTTCTGCTTACTCTGAAGAAGTGGTGCACAGCTCGACATCCGCTAGGTACGCCGCATATGAGGAAGCCCGTGCAGTCCAGTTCTCCACAGTTGCCCATGTTATTGGTCAAGGCGACCCTCGAATGCACCCTTACTCAACGGTACTTGTACAGGGAACTGGGACAGAAACGGACGGCTACTGGGTAATAGCAAGCGTCACTCACACTTTTGCATTTACTGGACAGTACTCCATTGAAGGCAGAGTAATGTCTGATGGTCTTGGAAAAACTATAAGTACCGCAGTAAGAAAGCCAGACGGCAATACACACGGAACGGTAAACTTGACTACGGCTGCCCTTAGCGGTTTACGGTCCAATGAGGCGGCTGCAACTCCTCTTAGGCTTATCTCTAAGACGCCTATTTATGTGGAATCTCAGCAAGGTTTTAGTCAACTTGGAACGGTTTGGAGTGGAAGATAATGGCTATACGTCAAATACGTGAACTAACAATTTCCCTACCTTTTAGAATCGATGAGTATGGGACTATTGCTGCGACCGTCGACCAGTCAAAGATTTGGGCTGACCGTGTTAGAGGAGTAATTGGTACGGCAATTGGCGAAAGAGTTTACAGACCTGAGTTTGGCTGCGCTGCAGCTACATCAGTATTTGAAACTGAGGAAGAAACAGAAGCTATTTTAACAACTGAAATTAGAAACGCATTTTTAGATTATCTACCGTTATGTTCGCTAGAAGATGTAGTGGTGGTAGTTGACGAGCAGACTCGGGTTGTTAACGCGGAAGTAACTTACACTCCGCCTAACTCAAACACTTTTTCACTCCAAGTCGGAGTAGCAACAATCAATGGCGACCAACCAATTAGTGAGGAAATCACATGGCGACCCCTATAAACGAACTACCTGTAGCAGTCGACTACACTTCAAGAGACTACTTTTCTCTTAGACAAGACCTTATCAATCGTATTAAGACTCGTCTTCCAGCGTGGTCTGGGGATAACCCAGCTGACTTTGGTCTTGCGCTAGTAGAAGCGTTTGCATACATGGGTGACGTTCTTAACTACTACATTGACCGTGTAGCAAATGAATCTTACCTTCCTACTGCAACCCAGCGTCAAAGCGTCCTTAATATTGCTAAGTCTTACGGATACTTCCCTGCAGGTTACCGTGCTTCTTCACTAACTTTGCAGCTTGTGAATTCTGGCACCACGTCGAGAACATTTCCAGCGGGAAGTCAATTTACTGCAACTATTACAGAAGAAGACACTACTTCTGAGTTGATTTTTTCTATTGCGCAATCAGTGACAGTTGCTGCTCGTTCTGGAGGAGTCAATGGTTCGAGTACCGTTACAGCGTATCAGTATGAACAAATTGCTGACCGCCCTACTAATGCCGCTCTTGGCTCTACTGATATTTCTGGTGAACTTCTAGGTGTATCTAGCGGACTTCCTGAGCAGGTTTACCGCTTGTTTGAAAATCAAGTAGTAGAAGGCTCTGTTGAAGTTTGGGTACAAAACGGAGACGTATTTGAAAAGTGGCAAGAAGTTTCTCACATAGTGGACTATGGCCCCAACGACCCGGTGTACTCAGTAACTACTGATGCTGACAACTACGTGTACGTTACTTTTGGTGACGGTGTCTCTGGAATTATCCCGACACTAAACACTGTGTTAAAAGCCAAGTATTTAGTAGGTGGCGGGGCTAGTGGAAACATCTCTACTAATCTTGTTAGCGAGATTACGTATGTTCCGGGACTTAGCGAATCACAACTAGCTGCTCTTAGCTCAGTTGTAGACGTTACTAACACAACTGTAGGTGTAGGTGGCGCAAGCCCAGAAGACATCGCCAGTATTAAAGTGAACGCACCAAAGGCGCTTACTGCTTTGAACCGTGCGGTGTCTCTTAATGACTACGCCGCTCTATCTCTACAGGTTAATGGTGCTGGTAAAGCAAAAGCTGTAGCAGACATTTGGAGCTCCGTAACTGTGTACGTATCTCCACAAAGAAACCAAGACTCTATTGACCAATTTCCGGGGTACAGTGCTAACCCAGATGATGGGGGCGTTCTTCTTCCTGAATGGACCAATCTTCAAACAGATGTAGAAGAGTTTCTTGTAAATAAGACTCAGTTGGGCGTTACGGTTACGGTATCACCTCCAACCTATGTACCAGTTTCTGTAGACATTTTTTACACTAAACAAGCTCAGTACACAGAGGCTGGTATTGAAACGGCTATTACAAAAGCTATTGTTGACCGCTTTTCCTACGGCAATGCGTCTTTTAATCAGATTATTCACCCTGAGGAAATTGAGGCATTGCTTCGACAGATTCCGGGCATTTTAAATGCTAGAGTCACTGGGCTCTACCGTTCGTCAGCCAGCGCTTCTCGTGGAATCCTTATTGGTGAGCCAGATGAAATCTTTGTCTTCTTGACTGCCGATATCTCTGTAGATGCGTACTCGTCTAACGCTAGCTTGTCGGCTCTGTCTAGTAGCGCCGGAACTCTAAGCCCGACGTTTAACGCTGGTTTCTTCTCGTACTCTTTGGTAGTTCCAAACGGCACTACTTCTGTCAACCTAACTGCAACAACTGCTAACTCTCAAGCCGTGCTTAAGGAAGGTACAACTGTTAGAACTTCGGGCACGCCATTTGCAGTGTCTACTCCTGTGGGCACTACTGCTAAAGAGCTACTTGTTATTGCAGGTGATGGAATTACTCTTAACCAATACGCAATCACTATTACACGAGTGAGCTAAACTTTGGAAGGAATACAGAAGCACTACGGAATTTACAGAGGGTCTGTTTACAGTAATAAAGACCCTTTAAACCAACGTAGGCTACGTATTTTAGTTCCAGCTATTTTGGGAACTTCACCCACGCAATGGGCTTGGCCAGTAGACCCTTCCGGAGTGCTTCTTGAAGCGCCAGATGTAAAGCAAGGTGTATGGGTTATGTTTGAAAATGGTGACCCATCATTTCCTGTTTGGGTGGGTACTTTTGGTAATTGGGTAAAAGGTACAGTTCGTCCGAGCCTGTCTAACGTAGCAACTGTTCCTGCTGGGGCTGTAACGACCACAGCCGCGGATGGAACAACCGTAGTAAAACTACTAGAAACGATTAGTGCGCTTGAACAGCGCATTGCTGACCTAGAAGCCGATATGCCTATAGCGTTACAGAACGGCCTGTAACAGGGACAATAGAACTAGATTTTTAGGAGACTTTTATGCCTGCAGTGTACCCTTCAGCAATTAAGACGTTTACCAGACGTAGAGACTTGCTGGATGTAATTCTTGCCGCAGATGTCAACCAAGTTTATGACGAAGTCACTGAGATGCAGACTGTCATGGGCACATCCATCACTGCTAAGCCTGCTGGTTGGTCTGGCGGAACTTTTGCCACAGACACTTCTTGGTCAACTCTAAAAGCCCGCATTGAAAACATTGAAGCGGGTGTGTACGCTTCTTACAATAACCGCGTTCAGTCTTCTGGTGGAAGCACTATTACCCCAAGCTCTACCAGCACTGTAGGACTAGTCTTGCAGGCTATTTCTAGCCAGACTGCCGACCTTCTTCAGGTTAAAAACGCTTCAAACACTACTGTTGCAAAGATTGATAAAGACGGTGCTATTAAAATTGGCTCAAACACTGTTGCTACAGTAACAGGAACTGAGACGCTAACCAACAAAACCATTAGCGGTGCAACTAACACCCTAACCAACATTGCACCTAGCTCGGTCATTGTAACTGGTAGCACTGACATTCAAGAATACGTTGACGCTCGTCCTACCGTCTACTATCAAGGAACTGAGCCTACGGGAGTAATTGCTGGAACTATTTGGATTGACTCTTCTGCTAACGTAGACCCTTTTGACCCAAGCGGCGTAATTCTATCCGCAGACCCTTCCCCAACAAGCACGGCCAGTGGATATCGCCGTATCACTGCATCTACCTCAGCCCCTACTTCTGGAGACGGTGCCAATGGCGACGTCTGGCTACAATACGTTTAGGAGATAAATGACTACTTATAAAAGAGTTAAAGTATGGGACGGTACTGAATGGCAGTACGTTGGTGCCCAAATTCCTCAGGCTGTTGAAGCGTACGGTTCTGAAAGTCAGGCGCTTACTGCAGGGGCTGCTACCAAGTCTGTAACATTTACAGCCGGGGTGTTTACTTCGACCCCGCTAGTATTTACTCAGGTAACTGGCTCTAAGTCAGCCACTATCCGAGTTACTGCTACCTCTAGCGGGTTTACCGCAACTCTTGCAGGTACTGGTACTGACACTATTACGTTTGATTGGTTTGCAATCCAGCCAGAATAAGGGCGGAACTATAAATGGCTAAATACGGCAACATAGAGTATAAAGAAGCGTACTATGGTGAAGCACCCCGCTTTCCATTCTCTGTTGAGCCATTTAGTGCTACCGCAATTAACTACGACCGAATCCTCTTATCTTGGAGCAACCCAACAGGGGCCATTAATGGTCTGCGCCTTGTTCGTAACCAAGAAGGCTATGGAGAAACCGCCGAAGATGGTGTAGTTCTATTTGAACAGAGCGGTGACCCATCCACGTTTGGCGATACTGTGTACGTTGACGGTGAAGATAACTTCCTAGATTCTAATCCAAGAAATGACATCGGACTAGTAAGTGGTCGCTGGACGTACTACAGCATGTGGGTTCGACGAAGTGACAATAACATATGGGTAAAGGCAGACGACTTAGTTGTTCTTCTTCCAAAAGAACACGGGACTACTTTGCCTGATGGCAGTAACTTGCTTAGCACTCACATTAACTTTATGGACTTGCTTCCTCGCGTCTTTATTTCAGCCGAGCAAAGCCCTTTAGGAACTATTGACCCTTCGTCTGATTTGTTTAGCTTTTTGCAAGGCATGTCGTTTACTGTAGATGAGCTGTTAACTTTGGCAGAGTTGCTGCTTCCAGACTTTTCTGGCAAGAACTATAACCCCGGTATTCTGGAACTTAAATCTCGTGAATTTGGTTTGGCTGAAGAAGAAGAGCAGGCTATCTTCCGTAAGAAGAGGATGACTCGTGAAGCTCTGTACATGTATGCTCGCAAGGGAACTCTTCTAGGTCTTTCAACCATGATTGAGTCCTTGACCGGATTTGCTCCTAGAATTTCTTTAAGTAAGAACTTGCTGCTGTCAAACCAAGACAGCACATTCAATAAGAGCACTGGCTACTGGAGAACTATAGGCCCAGCTACCCTTTCGGTAGAGACCACTGTAATCCCACCTACTGCAGAAGCAAAGTCTATTGACGATAGATACTGCGCCAAGTTTGTAAGCACAAATAGCTCTGCTCGAATGGAGCTTGGTTACTATCGACCAATTACTCGTGCTGTTCCTGTCAAGTTCGGACAAGACTACAAGCTTACCTACTACGTAAAGACAGACGTTAGCGGTAGCCCAACCACTACTTCAGTTATTACGTGGCACAATAAGCGTGGTGAAGTAATTAGCAGTACTTCTGCAACATCCTCAAGCGGCGCAGGAAGTAGCTGGACAAAATTCAGCATGGCTGGAACTGCTCCCGGTAAGGTGTTTACAATTGCGTCATACAGTGTGACGTCAAATGTAGTAACAGTAGTGTTTACTGCTAACCACTCTTTCTCTGTGGGAAATGTCGTAGAGGTATCTGGTTTGGGCGTAGCACTAGACGGCACGGAAACTGTTTTGAGTATTACCTCTAACTCTATTACTTACGGAAAAACTTCAGCAAATATAAGTTCTACTGTAGTTACCACTACGGCGACAGTTTCTACTGACGCAGCCGCTTACGCCGCTATAGCTATATCTTTTAGTGCAGTTGGTACCTACTATGTTGACCTAATCCAGTTTGCAGAGTCTACTTCTGCTAACCCTAACCCTGCTTATGAAGAAGCCCGTGCGGTTAACATTTTCTTAGAGTCAAGTAAAGAGAACTACATTAAAAACCCATCGTTTGACGGAACTGTTGCTGGATGGACTATTACAGGTGAAGACTCCTTTGAGTACACCGACAGCACTTTGCCCTACTTGTTTGTTGGCGACAGTATGCTGGCAGTCACCCTTGATACTTCAGAAGTAGTCATCTCTGCAGAGACTGCTGTAGGAGATAAGCCTGTAGATAAATCTTACGTATTTTCTACTCACCTAAGCGTTGATACTGGCACCGAAACCGTTATTTTACGGGTTACTGCTACTGACGGAACTAAGACCGTAACAGCTTCAAGCCAGCCAGTAGTGGTTAGGAATACGTGGAGCCGACCATCTGTCGAAGTATATGTAGACGAGACCTTTAATACAGACTTACTTGAGTTTTTAGTTGAAGTTGTTGTAGAGGACCCTAACGGTAACGTGCTGTACTTAGATGCTGCGCAGCTTGAAGAGGCGTACCAACCGAGTGACTACTTCGACGGCTCCTTTCCACCTGAGACCGGAATCACTTGGTCTGGAACAGCAAACAACTCCAGCTCTCACGCTTACCCAAATAAGCAAGTAAAGATTATTAGATTGATTCAGGAACTAGAAAGTTATTTGCCTTCTAATACTCCATACTTTGTGACTAGTTACGCTGGCACGGACGTAACTGGTATTACAATGTAGGTTATGGACCTACTACTAATCGCAATAATCTCAGGCATGGCCGTTGGCTACATCACGGAACTTCTTGCCAAGTACCTCTTTCCAACTTTTGTCAAGGTGGGCTTGACTTTACCTTTAGCAGCTCTTTCAGGCTGGATTCTCGGTATTCAGGACATTCGACTGGCAGTCGTTGCTCCTGCAGCTGGATTTTTTGCTCTGATTGTACTTTCTCTAATTTCTCGGCCTGTCGTGGTAGATAGGCAACCAAGGCGATAAGATATCGCTCTATGTGTACCACCGAGGAAAAGTTTTTCACCCCACTGTCGGCAGCTGAATATCGGCTCCTCGATGTGCTGTGCCTGCTGTCAAACAGAAATGTGGCACGAGTTTCTATGGAAGAACTGGCTCGGCACACCCAGTCCAGCGAAGAGTCTGTTCGTCGCTCTCTTAGGAGTCTTGAGTCAAAGCAGTTGGTTGCTACGGCTCGAACCAAGCGGAACCTAGGGAAGCTTTCTTACAACGAGTACACGCTGATTGCACCATCCCACAAAAATGTGGAGTCGGAATCTCTACCCCACAACTTACCAGCCCACAAAAATGTGGGGTCAACAGCTGATATAGATATAGTTATTGATATTAGTAATAAAGAAGTAAATAAGACTACGTCTTATTTAGTGCCAAAGGGCACAAAAAAGAGGAAGGAATTTAAAGTGATTGGAAAGTGGTCAGAAGATGACGAGGTCAGTGGCTTTGGACTTTTCGATAGTGAGATTACTCAGAAGTCACCTTCAGCCAAGGTAAGTAAGCGTGACCCTAAGACTAGGAGCTTGCGACCACAGGAAGAGTGGACTGCTGCAGACGTTGCTTCAGAGTTTGCCTCTAGGCTTTACCAAGCCATACCCGGTGTTCCAAACCTAGTCAACACTGGCAACGTGCGTGGTGCTTTGTCTAGGATGCGTAAGCAGTATGACTCCAACGCTCTGATTGAGCTGGAGATTATGAAGATGTTCTTTGAAGACCCTTGGGTTCAAGGTCAGGGCAGGGACAAGCCAGCATTTCTAGCTGGTCGTTTCCTTAAGATGTTTGCTAATAACTTTGACCAAGCGCTCCAGAACTTGGGGCTACCAGCTCGGTCTGGACCTTCCGAAAAGTCCGTGTCGTCTACACCACGGGTTGAATTCCTGTATGCTTCAGATGGAGAACAGTTCGACAACTCAATGCCGGGGCGATTGGCACTTGAGCGATACGAAGAGTCTTTGAGGAGAACTAATGGCGTATGACATCGCAACCTTGGGGTTTAACCAGCAACGCTGGCTACTCCACAGCTCTAACATCCCGCACCGTTTCTTAGGCATGGAGCCAGCAGACGTTATTAAGCGCGTGGGCAAGTTTCCTAAGCGAATCGATACTTGGATTACTGACGTCCTAGAAGGACGAGTAATTATGCGAACTGGTGGTCTAGGCGAAACTGGCGTTGGCCTGTTGTTTGACGGCGAGGCTGGGTTGGGCAAAACTACCCACTCGGTAATCTGCCTGACTGAGTTAGTTCGCAGACTGCCAAACGACGACGCTGCAATTCGCAAGCTGTTTAAGTATTCATCGGACGACTACGGCGTAATGTCTAGGCCAATCTATTACATGACTGTTCCAGACTTTATGAACCGTAAGAAGGCGATGATTGATGCAGAACCTGCAGAGCGTCGTGAGATGCAGCTGCAAATGGAGGGGTTCCACGGCAGGTCTGTTATGGACCACTTGAACGTTCGTGTCTTAGTCCTAGACGACTTGGGCAAGGAGCTGAAGAGTGACTACAACGCTGCTGGTTTTGACGAGCTTCTTAGAGCTCGTTACGACAAGGGATTGCCTACAATAGTTACAACCAACCTCGACTTGTCGATGTGGAAGCAAAAGTACGGTGAGGCCATGCAGAGTTTTGCGCATGAAGCTTTTCAGCGTATAGTAATCGGAGAAACTGATTTGAGGAGGAACAATTGAGAGAGAACGTAATGATTCACGACTGGAGAACAGTTCAGCTATTTCTAGAGCCATCAGGAGTTGCTGAGGTAGAGGTGGATTCACTAAATGCTAAGTTGGTTAAGTGCACCTGCTCCTCGTACAGCTCTGTGCGTGGATGCTCCCACACCAAGTACGTTAAGAAGAACATGCAGGAAAACGAGGGTCACTACACCGTTTCAATCCCAGTAGAGGTTGACGATGAAGATGCTATTGCTGCAACTTCTAGCGCCGAAGCTTTCCGTAATTTTATTATCAAGTACGGACGAGTAGAAGTTATCTAATGATTAACGGAAACATTTCCAATGAGACTCCGCCACGAATTATTGTGGCTATGGAGGTAGTTGCTCGGTCTGAGACTATGACTGCTAAAACTCTTTTTGGTAAGACCAAGACTGCACGAAGGGTGACTGGGTTAAACAACGCCGAGCTATCTAAACTGTGGAACTCTTCATTCAATTATGGCCTAGCAATTGAGCTGGCTGCTTTTGAAGATGAAGGTTGGAATCAAGAGGATGTAGACAAGCTAATGGCTCGTCTAGACAACCGCGGTGGCAACCCATTTAACTACGCTGAGTTATACGGTAGTTTTCACGACCTAGTTGGTGAGCTACCGTATCGACCAAACCTAAAAGCTGTGATAGATTTACCGAACCAAGTTGCTCGGTACGGGTCATGGGGCTTAGACCTAAACAACTTGTAACATTTCCTGTGGAGGGCAGATGGCATACGACAACGAATATCGGTTAGTTAGCAAAGTAATTGCTGACCGAGTAATCATCCCTGTTATTGAGCGGGGTATTAAAGACGACTGGATTGTAGACGACGACCTGCGTCGTGTCTGGAAGTTTGTGCGTGAGCACTATGCCAACTACCGTGAAGTCCCAACCATCATTGCTGTTACGGATAACTTCCCTAACTTCAAGGCTATCCGTGTAGAAGACACTGTTGACTACTTGATTGACAAGATGGTGGAGTTCCGGAGAAACAAGCTTACTCGAAATGGTCTTGAGACCGTACTTGAGAAGATGGGGCACAACGACCACGAGTCTGCACTAACGGAAATGAGCAAGACGCTTACCAACGTCAATGCTCAGGGCGTGATTGGCACGACTCACATTGACGTAACCAAGAATCCAGACGCATTCTGGCAAGCGTACGAGAACATTCAAAACTCTGTACTACTTGGTTTGCCAACTGGATTCTCCAAGATTGACGAGGCTACTGCTGGACTGCAGGGCGGTCAGCTCATCACGGTGATTGCTCCCCCTAAGACTGGTAAGTCACAGATTGCTTTGAGAATTGCGGCAAATATCCACAACGCTGGCAAGATTCCGATGTTCCAGTCATTTGAGATGAACAACCACGAGCAGGTGCAGCGCTACTTGGCTATGACTGCTAACTTGAATAGTGGTCGCTTCCGCCGCGGAAAGCTGACTGGTAACGAAGAGGACCGCCTACTAAAGTCCCTTGACGACCTGAAGACTAAGCACCCATTCCATTTTGTGGATGCTATTAACGGTCTAACTATTGACTCGCTAGTTGCTAAGGCAGAGCAGTTAACTCCAGATGTGCTGTTTGTCGATGGTGTTTACCTAATGCTTGACCAAGTAACTGGAGAAGCCAATACTCCACAGGCACTGACCAACATCACCCGCGGACTAAAGCGTGTGGCTCAGAAGCTGGACATCCCAGTAATCATCACCACCCAGACCCTGCTGTGGAAGATGAAGGGTGGCAAGGTTTCTGCTGACTCCATTGGTTACTCGTCGTCGTTCTTCCAAGACTCAGATGTAATCCTAGGTCTTGAGCCTATCGAAGCTGTTGATGATGCTCGCACTTTGCGTATTGTGCAGTCACGTAACTGCCCACCTGACTCCACCGCTATTACATGGCGCTGGGACGCAGGTTGCTTCCACGACATCACCGACTCTGCTTCTTGCAAGTACTGCTCAATCCCTTACGGTATGGGCAGTGTATAACGTAGCGAGAGCGCTAGATGCGCTAGACATTGAGTACTACGAGTCCAGTGCCGAGAATGCTAAGGCTATCTGCCCGATGCACGAACGCATTACGGGTTCACCTGACCACAACCCTTCGTGGTTTATTCACCTAGAAACTGGTCAGCACATTTGCTTTAGTTGTGGCTACAAGGGTAATTTGCAACAGCTAGTTTGCGACGTAAAAGACTTGTATACAACCGTCTGGGGACTTGAGGGAAACCAGTACGATTACTCTGCAGCTAACAACTGGTTAGCCACTGCGATTGAGGTCACTATTGACGACCTCAAGCAAAAGTTTGCCAGCCTACCTCAGTACATTACGCCCCCTCCACGGCCCCTTCCAATGTCTGAGTCTAGGCTGGCGCTCTACATCCCTCCTACCGAGGAAGCACTAGAAAGCCGAGCTATTACAGCTGAGGCCGCTAAGAAGTACGAGGTTCTCTGGAACGACAGGACCGCAACGTGGATTCTGCCTGTACGAGAAGCCCACACCAACAAGCTGATTGGTTGGCAGGAAAAGGGCACTATCGAGCGCACCTTTAAGAACCGCCCACCGGGAATGCAGAAGTCCAAGACTCTATTTGGCGTGAACCAGATGCAGGAAGACATTGCTATTGTTGTGGAGTCACCCCTTGACTGCGTGCGTCTTGAGACTGCAGGGGTTAATGGCTCAGTGGCAACTTTTGGCGCAATAGTGTCAGAGGCTCAAGTTAAACTACTAAGGTTTTCTAATAAGGTAATTGCTGCCTTTGACAACCCCAACGTAGATGCCGCAGGCAAGAAGGCTTGCGACCAGATGCGCGACTGGGCTAGAAAATACGGTATTAATCTGTTTTACTTTAACTACGGCACGACTGGGAAGAAAGACCCGGGAGACCTAACTGACGAAGAGATTGCATGGGGCATCGAGAATGCTAAGTCTGCAATCCTAGGAGAACAAGCTTATGTTTACGGGGACTCTCAAGCCGTACCAAACTGAGGCGGTAGCCCAGATGGTCGCTAAGCAACGAATGTTAGTTGCTTATGAGATGGGTCTTGGCAAAACCCCAATGACCATAGCTGCAATAGAAGAGCTGCGTGAGGCTGGCAAAGTAAACGGGCCAGTTCTAGTTCTCTGTCTAGCTTCTCTTAAATACCAGTGGCAAAAAGAAGTCGCCAAGTTTACAGATACAACCGCAGTTGTTATCGACGGAACCCCAAAGCAAAGAGCTGAACAGTACTCACAGGTTACTGCGCACGGCTACACCGTAATGAATTACGAGCAGGTGGTAAATGACTGGGATACTGTTAAAGACTTTAAGTTTGCTGGAATCATTTGTGACGAAGCGACCGCCATCAAAGGCTTTCGAGCGAAGAGAGCCAAAAAGGTAAAGGAGTTGGCCAAGCCAGTTCCAGTTAAGTTTGCTCTTACAGGAACTCCCATCGAAAACGGAAGACCAGAAGAGCTGTACAGCATTATGCAATTTGTTGACAGCAGTATTCTAGGTCGTTTTGATTTATTTGATAAAACATTCATTGTCCGAAACCACTTCGGAGGAGTAGACCGCTACCGAAACCTTCAAGTTTTACATAAGACTCTATCCACAGCTTCAGTGCGTAAGTCACAGAAAGATGCAGATGTGGCCCCGTACTTGCCGAACGCCATCTATCGTGAGCCCCTACTAATTCCACTGGACTCCAAAGCTCAGAAGGTATACAACTACATTTCAGAAGATTTGATGCAACTATTGATTCAAGCCCGCGAAACTTTTGGTTCTGGATTTAACCTTGCCTCACACTATGGTCAGCTAAACAAAGCCGATGACCCCATGAATGAATTGCGTGGGCAGATTATGTCCCGTATTACTGCTATGAGAATGCTCTGCTCTACCCCAGTTGCACTACGAGAGAGCGCCCGACTAGCAGAAGAAGGCAACGGTGGCAGCGGTTATGCGCACAGCATCTCAGCAATGCTTGAAGACCTTTTAAAGAGACCAAAGCTAGATGCGACTATTACATACTTAAAAGACCATCTAGAAATCGACCCCAGTTATAAGGCAGTTGTATTTGCCTCCTACCTAGGGGCTGTGACTGACCTTAGGTCAGCACTACAAAAGGCAGGCATTGAAGCTGTCGAGTACACAGGTAAAATGAACGCAAAGGAAAAAGAGAATGCAAAAGTTCTTTTTCAGACTACTGATAGGGTCCGTGTTTTTATTAGCAGTGACGCTGGTGGCTACGGTGTTGACCTGCCTCAGGCTAATCTGCTGGTTAATTATGACCAGCCTTGGTCTGCTGGACTCGCTGTCCAAAGGAATGGCCGAATCAATCGTGCGTCTTCGACGTGGCACACGATTACTATTCAAGACATTCTCATCAAAGATTCAATTGAACAAAGACAGCACGACACGCTGAAGCAGAAATCAAACATCGCAGTAGCAATTCTCGATGGAGAAGGTATAAACTCTAAAGGAGGAGTTGATTTGACTATCGGTAGTCTTATAGACTTCCTCACAACCAAATTAATCTAGGAGGGATTATGGTAAAGCCAATTGGAGAACCAAGAGAGTTCTCAAACCCAGATGACCCAAACGCTCAGATTACTGAGTACATCCGTCTTGTAGCCAGCATTGACCACATGGACGAGCGCCGCAAAGAACTGCGTGAAAAGATTTTCTCTTATCTAGAGGACGAGGGCTTTGAAGACGAGAAGGGCAACCTTCAGCTTCCACTTGCCAATCCTATTGACGGCGTTCTTCGTATCGAGAAGTCTGGTCGCCGTACTCGTAAGCTTGACGAGATGAAGGCAGAAGAGATTATCGAATCTAATGACCTTGGTGATTCTGTCTACAAGATGGTTCGCGTCATTGACGAGGACGCACTTATGGCTGCTCACTATGAGGGCAAGCTAACTGAAGAAGAGATAGATGAGATGTTCCCAGTGTCTGTAGTCTGGGCACTAAGGACTGTAAAGAAGTAGTATGCCGGGAATGCGTAGCGAGGAGGAAATCCTCAAAGCTTTCGAGGGTCTGGACAAGGTTCCGGGTTCTCGTCAGCCACGCCGTCCTGACACACCTGTCGCACAGAAGAAACGTGCACAAGCTTTCGGGGAGTCTAATGGCTGGGATGAAAACCCAATCATTAAAACCCTGAATGGAGTGGAGACAGAGCTGTTTACTATTGGTGCGCTAGCACAGGCACTAGAGAAGCAGATTGTCACCATCCGTCTGTGGGAGAAAAAGGGTTACATCCCGATGGCTCCCTACAGACTTCGCTCAAAGCAGCTGAATGGCAAGAAGGTCAATGGTAATCGTGTATACACACGTGCACTAATTGAGCTTGCCATCGAAGAGTTCGCCAAGCGTGGACTTTTAGGCTCAGCTCGTGTAGAGTGGAAACTGCTAGGCGACTTAACAGAGGTAATTACTTACCGATGGAAAGAAGCTATAGCCAAATCAAAACCGAGTAACGTCTCCGATTAGAAAGAAAAATAACCATGGCTATTATTGAGCCCGAAATCGATGCAACAGACTACTTCGTCGACGACGTAGTAGAAGCCGAGCCAAAGCACGGCACCACCATTCAGGCAGGTTGGGACGCTGTTACTGCAGCATCCAAGCCAAAGCGTGAGTCAAGCAATTACCCAACTGACTTTAAGTTCGATGAAAAGGCACAGCTAGTGCGTTTCTTGGACAACGAGCCGTTTGCTGTTTACCAGCAGCACTGGGTACAAGTTCCAAATGAAAACGGAAGCCTGTCTTGGCGCTCGTTTGTTGCTCTAGGTGATGATGACCCGCTAACTGTTATTGCAGGTCTTACCCCTCGTCCAAAAGCAGCTTTCAACATCTTGAACCTCTCGCTAGAGCAGCCAGAAGTTCAGACTCTAACCGCTTCAGTAACTCTTGCACGACAGCTTCAGGCTGCCAACGAGGACCCACGCCGTGGACCTCTAAGCAAGTACTACTGGGCAATCTCTCGTCAGGGAATGGGCCGTGAGACTCAGTTCACTGTAGACCGCGTCAAGGCTACTGACCTTGCCGAGGAGTGGGACCTAGACTACGAAGAGATTGACGCAATCGCAGCTACTGCCCCTCGCTACGATGCAAAGTCAATCTACGTAAAGACCTATGAGGAACACCTCAAGGTCGCACGTCAGCTAGTCGGTACTGGTACCAACTAGTCCCACACCAAATCGGGGAGGTCACGCCGTCTCCCTCCTCTCTTGCTAGCGTGACCTCCCCCACATTCTTTACGGGGCCGTATGAACATCATCACCACACACGAACAGCTTCAAGAGTTCGTAGCGCACTACTCTAGAGTGCCTGCTTTTGCCTTTGACCTTGAAACAATTGGCGAACACAGAATTTTGCCTGTTATCAACGACGTTTGCTGGATTGCGTTTGCTACTGAGGGACGAGTAGACGTTATTCCTATGGGCCACCCAAACGGTGAGTTTGAGTTTTATACAAAGCCATTACTAAAAGCAGGTCAGGCACAGATTGCTAAAGGCCGTGCGCTAACTGATGCGCACTTTTCCAAGAACAAGGTTCACTGGATTCCACAATTTGGTGAAGCTCCTAAGCAGCTCAATCCTGCTGAGGTGTTCTCCGCTATTAAGCCACTAATGTTTGGCACCCAACTTAAGATTGGGCACAACGTCAAGTTTGATTTGAAGTCTTTGGCAAAGTATTACCGCGGACAAGTTCCTTCTAAGCCACACTTTGACACGCTTATGGCTGCTTTTATTATTAATAACCAGAATAAGTTTGACCTTGGCCTACAGGCTTGCGTAAAGCGCGAGCTGGGGATTGAAATTGAAAAGGGCGTTGGAGAGGACATCTCTCAACACGACTTCGACACAGTGGCAAAGTACGCAGGTATTGACGCCGAGGTAACTTGGAAGCTATACAAGGCCCTTCAACCAAAGCTTGAAGGTAAGCTCCAGAGCGTTTGGAAACTAGAGATGGATGTGCTAGGCGCTCTTTGCGACATGGAGCTAGCCGGAGCTTACATCGACCAGAAGCAGCTCACTAACTTGTCAGAGCAAATTAGCCAAGACTTAGAGGCCGCCAAGACCAAGGCGTTCCAAGTTGCTGGAAAAGTATTTGCAATTAACTCCGTACCAGTAAAACAGGAGCTTTTGTTTGCAGAGAACCCCGACACTGGTAAGCCTCGACTAAAGCCAAACGCTAAGTTTCAGAACGCTTTGACCCCTAAAGGCAAGGAAGCCGTCCGCCGTAAAGAAGAACTACAGCCAAGTATGTTCTCTGTAAGTGCAGACGCTCTTGAG